GGTTCGCCTGAGCAGCCTTCTTCTGCCTCTCGATCTGTCGAATTCTGATGTCGCTCTCCCGCTGGGTGAGTTCGTCGGTGTTAGGACGTGCGAGATCAATCTTTTCGATGGAAATATCTAGTAGTTCCAGCTTGTCTTTTGAGTCTTCTACCTCAAGTTCAATAGCGCCCAGGGACTCTCGGCGTGACTTCAATTCTCGAAGACACTGCCACATTTTTGACTGTACAGTAGGCTCTTTGCCTATTACGAAGTATTTGAGTTGGAAATAGCTGTGCCTTTGTGCTACTTCATTCTTCAAGACTTCATCCATTTCTGCGAACAATTTGTTGTTGTTTTCGATTGACATATTGGCTCCTTTTTGTAAAGCTGCTATAGTAGAGTTTCCAATAGCGAGGATACAATGAAAATAAACCCATTGAAAGATGCCCGATGTTATTTGGGCGGGCCTATAGAGAACGACTCCACCCACCATAACTGGAGGACGGAGCCGACGAAGGTTCTAGTTGAGAGATTTGGGGTCAATCTATTTGACCCTTTTGCGGACTCTAAACAACAATGGGTTCCGACATTAACGGAAGCTCGTGACAGGTGCGACTTCGAGACGATGACCAGGATCGCTAAGGATTTTGTCTCCAAAGACCTGATTATGGTCGAACGGTCAGATTTCTTGGTGTCATATTTGCCTAAAGGGGTGCCGACAACTGGCACTCACCATGAGATCATCTTTAGTAGTAACAACAAAAAACCCACCCTACTGGTTTGTCCACAGGGCAAGGCGCAGGTTCCACTGTGGTATTATGGGTTTATTCCACATACCTGCATGTTCGGATCGTGGGAAGATTTGTACGTCTATCTACAAGAGGTAGCAGACTGGAAGCATACCGAGAATCGTCGGTGGCGGTATCGGTATGGCCTAATCTAGCAGACTTTGCTGCCTGCGATGGCTTTGAATTTGACGCCCTTATCAATGGCTTCTAAGGCCCACATGATTTTGATTTCCTCAAACGTGCCTTCATTAGCCATATCGCCTACTTCCTTCCAGGTCTTTTTGTTAATGAAAAGACCATTGAGGGTAGCGTCAACGAAGTGGGCCTTCTTTTCGACAATCGGAAACAAGATGTCTTTTTCGCTCTCTGTGAAGTAGGAGAATCGTTCGTCCATTTTCCAGTTTACGGTAACTCCAGCACAGAGGATGAAACTCCATTCGGCTGGGGCATGTCTCATTCCAACATTGATAAGAGACGAGAAGGTTGATTTGCCCTTGTAGGTTGGGCAAATGGCCTTCATTTCTTTCATGTCTGCGGCGGTCGCTGAGTCATCTGTAACGCATACCATTGGTAGGTCTGGGTAGCGACACTTGATTGAATTCACAGTGCATTTAAGTAGCCCTACGGTATGCTCAGGGCAGAGTATCACAAAACCACATTTAAGGTCTTTGTGGCTATACATTTTCAAATTGATTCTCCTGATTGGAGATTAGGTTAAGGCTTTATCGAAGTCGATCTGGATAATATCCGCATCGGTAATTGGATTGCTCAGGGTGAACAAACCGTTTGTGGCATCAGCGGCGAAAGAATTCAAGCTCCATGTTGAAATGGGATTGCTTGGATAATAAACGCTGTAGTTGCGGTTCAATCGAACTCCGTTAACATATACCCGAAGACTGTCTTCAATATATGGCGTAGCCGTTGAAGTAACCTTGAAGAGTTTGTAGTCAATAGGCACCAAATCATCTGTCGGTAGCATTACCGGCGTTAGATCGTAATAGTGTCGGTGGGCAAACTCGGTCGAGACTGTCAGTACAGCCTTGACCTTGTTTGGTGCTTCGACTTCCCAATTAACGCTTTGTGAAGATACAAGTTCTATTGTGCCTTCTTCAAAAAGTATAATATTCGATATTGTCTCAACTGACATCATCAAATTTGTAGCTTCATCAGCGATCAGAGCCAGCTTGTCTCGCTCTGAAGCAAGCATTCTGACAAAGCTCACAGGGTTCGTTAAGGCGGGAAACCCTAGAGCAATATAGTCAGCTAATTCTGGACCTGAGACGCTTTTCGTGCCGTCTGTATGTTCGGCAATATTATGCAATGCCTGATCTATAGCGTCAGGAATCAAATTGCCATCTTCATCAATGGATTGAGCCAAGCGATTGGCCAATGTACCCTGTGTACCTGCGGTTTCACGCAGAACCGCTCCTTGGACATCGACTTCAGCGTTGATGATTAAATCTCTGTCTGCCAGAATCTTCAACGGTAAATTGTCATATTCCCAATGGTACGGCTGATCTGCGTTATATTGCGGTACTGGTAATTGGCTTAAATCTGGCATGGCTCTCCTTGATTATCGTATCTATTGCTTAAACGTCTAAAACCCAACCTTCGGCTTCGACACGTTCTGATTCTTTCTGAAAAGATACGTCTGTAGCCAGTAAAAAGCTGGAAGAAGACAACATCGACAACATCGCCCACCTGTCTGTCATTTGTGGGCTACAAGTAGTCATTGTGTTGCTCGCATCTCTTGGAAAGCCATCCGTGTCAATTGATGCAACCACCGTGTCAATTGATGAACCATAGCTCGTTGCCAAGTGTGAGTGTCCTGTATCAATAATGATTGTGCTACAGGGTCCACAGGCATCCATAGTCAAGGTGTAACTTAAATCTTTGTCTGTGATTTTGACACTTGGACTAATTGTGTTGGAAGGGGGAAATTCCTTCAACAGTCCGATTGTGGCATACAGAACGTAATTACTGAGAATGTTCTCAAGGCTTCGTTCTATCGCTGCGGCTTCTTTCTTCTCTGCTCTTTCTAACCAAAAATTCTTCATTTTTATTCCTGTGTTTATACAAAAGTTAATCGCCAATTCCAAGTGATCTGCATTTGCGCAGTCTTGGTTAAGTCCGGGAATGTCACCATGCTGTATAGATTCCCACTTGCCATTTGTAGTGCCATTTCGTTAAGAACCGCACCATTGGCTTCTGAGAAGGCAATTACAGATGTGAAAATCACTTGCGAAGGAATATTGGGATCAACTGAGGCCACAACTGGTTTGCTGGCTTGGGTAATTCCAAACAAACCATTTCGACTGGTCGCCACAAATTTGGTGGAACCGTCTGCTGTGCCGCCGTCGCCAAATAACATTCGATTGACGTAGAAGTTGAATCCATCACCGATGTCACGAGCCAAACAAGAAGCTAGGGCCTCTCGCCCTTTCGTCAATACAGTATTGGGGAATTCAACGATCTTTCGTTCGCCGGACTCATAATCAATTATAGCTTGGACGAACCCGCAGGGTTTCAACCCGTCAGTAATTTCTATCATATCTCTCCTTGTTCGGTAGTTCCGTCAGCATATTCAATGCTAAAGGCGATCCCCTCAGTTTGTTGAACGAATTCGTTAATTTGATTCCCTTCAGGCAGACTTAATCCAGTCACCGTCCCGTCTTGATCCACTCGATCAATCACAGGGCGTCCAGCCCGATCCAATGTACGAAAAGTATGTGCAGGCAAATTGAATTGCTGTCCAGCTATAGTTGCACCATTCTTTGTGTATTTGTAAATAGTCACGTTGACGGATGTTCCACCTAAATTTAATGTTTTCCACCAATAAGGGTTGCCAGATAATGTAAAGGTCGTAAATCCTGATGGATTATCTCCGTCGATTTGATCCATGAAGTAGCTGTCAGACCCAATAACAACAATGAAATTCTCTCTGAATTCATTATTTTCAATGCCTTCGTCCACAACAACAAGAGAGTTAGCACCGTTTTGGATTCCCAGACTGGACTCTAAATTGCCTGCCATCTGTAGCTTTAAGCCTCGATAATGTAGATAACCAACTTGTTTTTCGGCAACTTTTTGGTTGACCCGTAAGTTGGTGTTGTTGATGTCGCCTCGATTGTTGCCCATATTGTCATAATATTTGCCGATGTAATACTGGTCAGTTGTCCCATCTACAAATTCAAGAATTGGGTATTCTTCCAAGTTGATCTTTTGGAATGTATTATCCAGTCGTATTGCATTGCGAATTGGCAGCACCGAACCACTCAAAGCAGTCACACGACCACGCTTGGTGACGTTAAACTCACCAACTGTACTTGTGACAATTGTTGTCAAGTTGCGAATCAAACTATAGGTTACATTGGAAGCATTGTTGCTAGACAATGTGCCATCGTTGGTCAAAACCAAACTTCCATCTGGCTGTATGTCTTTAATCACATATGGCGTGCCGCTATAAGCCGGAATCAAAACTTTCCATGCAGTTATTGCAGTCCCTTGATCTACGTCAAACGTAGATTCAGTTCCCAGCAATCCAAAATCTTTAGTGGAATCTGAAATGACAAAGATGTTGTCTTGAGCAATGTTACACAATGTTCCATCCAACACCAAATTGTCGATGTCAAAAGTGAAAGCCTGATTGCTTGTCACCATCAAGTTTACATTGATTACGCCAGTAACCGACGCCGCATTGCCCCTCGGATTGTCTACTGTGTATCCGCCAGAAAGAATAGAGGGAGCAAACACAGTCATTGTGGCGCTGCCATCTAATGCCATGCCGATGCGATCCAATTGCAAGTCAGGACAGAACAATACAACTTCATCGTTGTACGCCGTGCCAGTGGTAGTTGTCACAGCAACCGTTTTGTCTGCCAGTTCATCTCTAAGAATACCAGTCGTCTCAACCAATCTCATGATTCGATTGAAGTATTGTTGGCCCTCACCCGCAATGACAAACTCGCTGCCCTGCATTGATACTAATGCTTCTACTTCTTCGAGTGGAGATTCAACGAATTCGTTGATGCCACCAATAAAGTTGAAGGTGTGCAATACGGCATGGAAAGGCGAAAACTCTCGAAGAACTTCTTTTGCTTCAAGAATGCGATCATCTGACAAGTTTTCAATTTCTAAGTCGATGTTGTAATTGCTGCTAATGCAGGCGGTGCATGGATCAACGAAGTTGCGGTCAATATCACAAGGCAACTTAGAGTTACGAATGCTGCCGTTGTACTCTTCCATGTTGTAGATGTTTTCACTATATGGGAATTCAGTTCGTACTTTTCCGTATACCAAAAATTCATGGTATGGGTGGCGAGTTGGAATCACCAAGTCAAACATCGAATCATTTTCAGGGATTACTCGAACATTCCAATTCTTCAAAGGATAAACTTGATCTCGTTCATCTCGTTGGTCCATTAAAGGCAATGACCTAACATAGTTTTCTATTGCTTGTGTGGTCGGATCAATAATTTCTGAATATTTGTACAATACTCTTATTTCATCGCCGTCAACAAGGTCGATTGGTTCAATAGACAGGCCACTTCCCGCCCATGTCATATAGGTGATGCCATCACTGGTCAAAAATTCAACATAATCTGAACTTAACGCAACCCAAGTTAAACTGTCCGCAGGTCTTAGCCACAATTCAAAATTGTCGTAATCAATAGGCAATGCGACCTTTTCAAGCTCAAATGTGTCGCTCGTTCCATCGAATTTGACCACTTCTTGCCATGTATAAGATGAAGTGATCTCCCACAATTGGGTCAATCCCATCATGGTGATAGCCGCATGTTCTAACGCTTCGGCCAACCCCTTCTTCGTTCCTTTCATTTTGTACAACGGAACGGCACGTTTGATTTGACCTCTCCAACGTGTAGGGTCGTCTGTCTTCAGTTTGAGATCAAACAAATTGGACAAATACGGGATCAAGGCTTCATGGATTGAGTTAGCGTCTTGGAGATCGACAATCTGATTGCCCAGGTCTTCTAAAGTATTGAATCCCAAAGCAACTGCTTTGTTGAACTTGTCCAATACGTCAGGCGTGCGGTCGTTTTCTGACATGACCATCTTGAACATATCGGGAGTGTACCGCTCAAGCAGCGTTTCGTATTTATCTGGATTGGTAAAGTGCGATGGAATACTGGTGGTGGTTTGTGTGTCGCCCTTTAGGGTGAACCTAGCATGTGCCGACAAGCTATCGCCAGCAATTAACGGCGTCCAAGTCCAACAGATGAAATAGTCACCTTCACGCATACCTTGTGGTTGCCATGTGTAGGCGTATTGACCAAAAACGCCATCTACCAAATCAACAAATGCGTTGTCCAGATCAGTGGTAAGCCACGCTGGGAAGCGATCATTGCCTACGATGTGAACTGGAGATGCTTCGTTAAAGAAGAATGGGGAAACCGCCACATTGCTTTCTGCAATAGATCGAAGTCTTTTGGCCTCTGCTATGTTTGCATCATTTGGCGTGGCGCAAGCTGTGGCCTCGGCAACTTCAGCGGCCTTCAGTTTTTCCAAGTCATAGGTTTTGTTTTGATACTCATTTAAGTTGCCGCTGGTGAAATCACGTTCTACATAATAGATGACAAGACGATTGACTTTGTAAGGATTAGACGTGAAGCAGCCTTGAGCATCTGGTGTATGCAAAGTGAATACAATCGTGTCCGAAATAGACGGGTTGTCATTTATTGTCAGTGTCGCCACAACCTTCTCCTTACTCGTATGTGAATGTAATATCCGTTGTGTCGGGCCGGATAATTTCGTAGAACTTAGTCGTCACTCTATTCCCGCCATTAGCGGCATCATTCGTAATGAAATTGACTTCGTATCTCTGAATCTCTTTCAAGTCGGAAAGAGACTTAATCATGTCTGAATCTCTTAGGGTCTGACCGTATTCCCAATTATTCAATGCAAAGAAAGAATCAAGTCTTCTTTGAATTTTGATTCTCAATTCATCTTCAAACTTTCGGTAGAACCGATCCATCACAACATCAAGTCCTGTATCGACAACCACCACTTGCCCATCACGAATGCAGACGTGATCTGTAAACATTTTCAAGGAATCTATGTAGTTCTCTAATTCTACCTTTAGCTCATTGCTTGCCTCTTGGAGTTTTTCGTTTCCATTCAATGCCAAAATATACAAGTCAACAATGTTGCCTGAGCAACCATAGTTTCTTAATACTGCTGTGGATTTGCCGATTTGACCCTGGTAAGCCGTAGCAAATTGATCGGTCAACGTCTTGTAATCTAATCCGGTGACTGCTCGATTTTGTACTCTTACCCAAGCTGGCAATTTATTTCTGATGTCTTCAATCGTGTCGCCGTCATAACCAAATTCACCCTTGGTGTAGTTTCTCAATCCAATAGGCACACTGAAAGATAGTCCGGGAACATTGACAATGGTTTGTTTTTCAATGGTTCCACTAACTACATTTCCAATTGAACCTCCACCTTTACGGTAGGAAATAAAAATCTTACTTCCTTGAGATGGAATCAATCCGGCTCGATTGTTTCCAAAAATCACAAATGCTTTATAATTGGAATTGAACTCCAGTCGGTATTCTCGTCTTGGTTGAGAATCGGTGAAGTAATCAACTTGAGTCCATAATACTCCATCAACTTCCACTCTTACGGAATCGTAAATTACAGGAAATTCATTCAAGGCGATTGTCTGAGCTACAGTACCATTGCCACTTGATTCTGAAGAACGAGTAATTCCTTCTAGTCCAACAATACTTGCATTTACCACACCACCGGCAGGAATCACAATGTCTTGGTCGAATATTGGGTTATTGTCAGCATCAGCAGGGAACAACTCAATAGACAATTGTTTATTTCCAGTGCTGATTTTTAAGTCAAACGGAGCAGGTATTACCACATCAGTTAAAACCGGATTGTTCAGACTCGCAGTCCATAGCGTTCTTGCAGCAATAGGCGGTTGTGGCTTAAAGCCAACTAGCTTTGCTAACCGAAATGCGTTTTCTGCTTCTGTAACGGTGTCAATGAATACTTCATTGGCAATTTGGTCCATTTTGAAAGACAGAGTATCAGCCAAAAATGCCCAATTTTCGATGAGCATAATGGCAAGCGACGACTCTACGAAGTCTGAGAATTCCTTGTCAAACTTCTGTCTTGTAAATTCAATCAGTCGGGTTTTCATCGACCAGAAATCTTGATTTGTATAGTTCAAATTAAAGATGTTCGGAGTCGTGATAATCTGCGACTGAGTGTATGGTGTAATATCAAACGGACAGTTATTGGTCGCCATTATGTTCCCCCTAGTGGCACTTCGAGCAGTAGTTCTTGCACTTCTTTAATGTTTTGTGGGTCTACGAAGATGATTCGGATGAACAAAATATGCTCAAGGTCTTGTTTTTGATCTGCTTTATTCAAGGAATCCTTGTCAACCTTCGAGTTAACCTCAATGTTTGTGACGGCAATTCGTGGTTCCCATCTCTTAATTGAGTTGATTATCATGTTTTTTGCCTGAAGTCTTAGTGCAGCATCATTAGGTTCAAAAATCAACTTGCGCAGCGGAGTACCGAAATCCGGGTTCATCACCCGTTCGCCTGGGTTGGTCAATAAAAGAACCAACATATCGGATTTAATCTGGTCAATCCCATCCTGAGAATAAAGAAAGCCCCTTGCATTCTTTACGACGGGATATGGCACACCGAGGAATATTCTCATTTAATCTCCATTAGCATGGCGGGCATTTCATGAACGGTGCCAACTGGAAGATTGACAATTGCTGTGCCTTTCCAGATGTACTGGCAAACACACGGTCACTAATCCTCACGCAGCCAGTACAGAAGTCGTAAACAATAACGGCTCCGAAGCACGGGTCTGGACCACCACAACCGCCGCAACCCGGAGGAGGACTACAATCCTCTCCAGCCAGCAGCAATATGACTTCCTTGGCATAAAACAGATGGAGTTTATCGGTGATGTTGAGGTACACATCTTTGGTATATACGAGGTTGGTTCTGGTTACTATCTCCATCAAATCTGATGGATTTTTCTCTTCGTCGCCCACAATAGTAATGTGGTTGTCGTAAGTTGAAACAATGTAGTTTCCACCCACACGCAGGAACACAAGACCTGGACCCGATGGGGCCTCCTGATACCTGTGAATGTGTGGGCCACGTTCTTCGTTGTCCTTTTGAGGACAGAATATTTGAATGTATTGTTGCTTTGTCTCTTCTTGGCTATCATCATCATGATACATCATCTCCAGGCCATACCCTGTTCGGATTTTAACGAAAGCCTTCTTCGCCTTCGGAATCGGCACGCCACCTTCCATACGGCATGGGGCGCATTGCTCATTCGTCTCGTCCACCATATCAATTGTGTGATTACTGGTGCTTTTTAGGTGAATGCCACGTTCAGAACCGGCAATGTTTGGCGGGCAACCAGGGCAATCCTTCTGGGACTCTGTGTGATCGTTTAACTCGATTTTGTTGCCAGTGGCAGTCAAAATCTTGATATAGTTGTCTTTGCCACGCAATTTGGCCCCATCATCGCCTGGAGGACTTTCCACATCACTCATCTCAATGAGATGGCCCGTGGCAGACTTCCAATACGTTCGGCCCACATAATGGTCATTACAACCAAAATCAAACTCTCTATCCCAGGTAGGTTCTCCTGATGGCTCCTCAACAGAATCGTCCATGACGAACGTATGTCCGCTAATAGACATAATCTGAATGCCGGTTTGAGGTAAATCACAAGTATTGTTCTGTGGAGTTGGCGGTCCCTTGTATGGACGACATTCTTGGCTATGCTTGAAGAATGGATTTGCTCCAACCTGAGACTTATAGTGTTTCGTATTCGGCGCACCAGTAGAAGGATGTCCACCAATAATCTTGCTGTTGCTCTTTTTGCCCTCGCAAGGAACCTCTTCTTTCTTCTTTCCTTGTTTTGGCGTTATGTCTGGTGTGTTGGCTATCGCTTGAGCAAGCGGGTTGACCGTGTCACCCAGAGCCAGCGGCAGACTTGTAAACACAAATCCGTCCTTCAGTTTGTCTTCTTGAGAGCTATTGGCAGCGTCTTCTACGCAACTTGTTTCTCCATCTGGAACTCCGCACTGTGGGTGCGACCACTGACCTGCATAATGCAGGTGATCGTCTTTAAGCATGATCCAGTTTCCGCAACTGGACATGATTTCAAACCGCTTCCATTTTCTATTGCACTTAGGATCGCCATCCACCATCTTGATGTAATGCTTCTCTGGCGTCTTAATGCCAAAGATGTTTGGATAGGTGATTAACTTCTGTGCTTCAGGATTGTCAGCAAAGTCAACAAGAGATGACAGATCGAACCCGTTATAGTTTTCTGTATTCCACGGTGGAAACACCTGAGAACCATCATTGGGTCCGACTAAGTATCCTCTTCTTTTACCTTCCCAAATTTTATAGTATTCTTCAATGTTATATCCCCAATTGTGTCCTCCATCGGGGCCACGGTTTCTATGCCATGTTGTGCCAATATAATATGGTGACGCACGGTTGCCGTTTTCAAATATGATGCAAAGAGTACATCCAGCAGGAGGAACCCAAGTTGCACCACAATCATCAAAGCCTCCTAAGTTAGAAACCGGACTGGCCCACGGTAACTTTTTAATGGTCATTTTTGGATCATGAAACAAAGGAGAAAAGAAACGAACTCGACTCTGCTTCCAAATGTCAATTGTTTCTATACACAAAGCTGTGTACATGCCAAATTGCATTTCTGCTTGTTCCATAACAGAAGCATTAGCAACAAGCTCTTGTCTAGCAACAGATTTCATGTTGTAAGCTACGCCGCCAATTTGATTCTCAAGCGAAGCAATCCGACGCTCTAGCAATTCTACATATTCTTGTCTTGCTACCGACATTTAATTATCCTTATTCATTAGCATCGGTTGGAAGTGAAGCTCCCAAGCCATCCACGAATGTTTCTGTTCCGCAATCTTCGCCACCAAGCGGAAGATCGTAATCTTGGTCTTTGTTGGGCTGATACAAAAATAATTGCAATGTGGTTACATAACTTCCACCAGAAATCTGGTGATTAACACCTTGTATCATGTAATTTTTATTGCTCATAATTGGATTGCAAGTTGGTCCCACAACCCATTGACATTGATCGTCAATATGAAATGGGTTTATAACAATAACGCCAACTGATTTTCCGATCATATCAATTGGATCAGAAAATTTAGGATTTCCATGAATTTTTAGTTGTGCGCTAAATCCAGGCAATACTTCTACAGTTCTATTTGTTTCTAATTGAGCAGAATGTCCTTCAGAGGCTCCACTTGCTAAAGATTCTGGATGTCGATATTGCCATTCATGTTGTTGAATGGCTGGGCTATCTTGAGTGCCTGCTAATTGCACATCAACAGTTGGCTCTACTATGGCAGTTTGATCGCCACTAGCACTACTGCCGGACGGTGCGCCGGTACTAGGAATTCCCAAAGGCCCCCATGTTAGAGTAGGATTAAATTCCAGAACTGGCGAACAATTTCCACCATTCACAATATATGTTCCTACTGGATTGATGCAACACCCTCTTTCTGATTTGTCTTCTTGAAAAACAATTGAATTAGTTGTAGGGTTATAACAAATCAAAATTCCTTTGCCATCTTTTGATGTGATAGCACTCAACCAAGTTCGAGCAACAGATAGTGGGTTTTGTTGATTGTGTGGCCAAGAAGACTTAGGCCCTAGTGCGCCACCATCGGAATTTTTGAATTCAAGGTCTCCACCATCTTTGTTCTTAAATTCAACAGAACTGAATTTGGGATGATGCTCTGTAAACAGTGCTGTTAGTGCTTCCTTCAGCGTGATCTTTTGAGCTTCATCACCTTCGGTATCATCATGTCTAACTTCTGGAGTTGTTGCTGATGATGGAGCCTCTACAGTGAATGTAAGTTTACTTTTTCCACCTTCATAAGTTTGTTCTACCTTCATAATCATTCCATGTAATTTTGCCGTGGTTAATTTAGTGGCCGTCAAGAACTCTGTAGTTCCATCGCATGTTTTTATGATCCATCCAAAATCAAAATATGTCTGCATTGTTTCATTTGCAGCCAATGTTGCAGTTTTATTGATAGCCTTGATAATGTCTTTCGACATTACGCCGCCTTGGTCAATTATTTCAAACTTAGCACCATAACCTGTTGATCCTGGCATGAAGCCAAATTCAAAAGAACTAATGGTTGCATGATTGTTGGGTGGTGCTGAATTGTTTCCAACTGTGATTCTTTTCCCGCCGAAATTTAATTCAACATAAGGCGCAAAGATAGCGCCGGGGAAGGCTTCCAGTAAGTCCCCGCATTTGTATGCGTCAATACAATCTACTAAACAAGGCATAGTTATCCAAATAATGCGTCAGGAATTTTAATGTTGAGTCCAGCTTTGAAGTCAAATACATCTTTGATGTTATTGGCTTCCATAATTTTCCACCACAAATCAACTGTTCCATAAGCTGTGTGTGAAACCAAATCAGGTCGGTACTCCGTGCCAGATGTAACGATGTAATATTTGTCGCCCGGTTTGATTTTTTCTTTTTCTTTTTTGTAAATTGGAAAGGTGAGAATTTTATTCTCTGTGTAGTAAATTACAGGCATGTCAGCATAGCGACTTGTGATTGGCACAAATCTTCTAGTATCAATTCTTGTGGATGTCGTATAATTTGCCATATTTCCTCCTGATTAACTTCCATCACTCATGATTTTTTCAAAGCCCGGCAGTTGAGATTGGTTATAGACAACTTCAAATTGCATATCCACATCTAATTTGTAAGGAATGTATCCATCATCATCCCAAGGCACACTTGTATCGAACTTAACAGAGTAGCTTTTCATCACAGCACATACGGGTTCAAATTCTGATAACAATCTTCCACATTTCAATTTACAAATAGGAGGTGGCGAATAAGGTGCGCCACCTGTATTTTCAGTCATTGGATATGTACAAGCCTCAAAAAGTCTAAGGGTTTGGATAATATCCTCTCGATCTTCTTCTTTGCACATGACAAAGTGAGCCGTCCAAGAAATCGACCTGTTCTCAGAGTTTTGAAAACTCTTGAATGGCATCGACCTACCAATAGCGTTTTCATCAGGATAACTCACGCTCTTAGAGTCGGATATATCTGGCATAATTTTCATTATGACTTTTGTATTTTCAATTTCAATGTAACAATCTTGGATTGGTACTAAATTACCTGCTGGTAATGTTGCTTTCATTGATTATCCTTTAGGTGTTCCTACGTTTAGGATTGCTTTGCCTGGAGTTTGAGTTACTAAACCAACTGGATTTTTGAAAAAGTTAGCTGGTTTGTGTACCACATCGTGAGTTGAAGTGTCACCCTTAACTCCACCACCACTTGTAATAGGAGTGCTTGTCGGCTTCAAAGCTGTCAAAACTTGCTGGAATAATGTTATCAATGTATCCAATTTCGCATTGTGGTCCCCTGCTTCAGATGCAATAGTACCCAATTCAGGAGATGTGATCTCCGTTTTGGTTGGCGACGTTGCTGCTTTGTCGCCAGCAATTGCCGATTGTATGTCTGGAATTGCTGGAGACGTTTGTGCAATAGGTCGAACACTTGCTGGCGATTCTCCGGCTCCCGCCACAGACATCGGCTCAACACTCATTGGCCCCTGAGCAATCATGCCACTAGCAGATGTTGGCTGGTTGACCAATCTGCTCAAAGCCGATAGAGCATCTGTTTCAGATGTTCCCATCTGAGGAGCGCCAATTGAAGGCATCATTCCCTGGTTTGCAATTTGTTGCGCACTGGCTGCATTGGCCAACTTGTAGCCAATAGGCTGGTCGCCTTGTGCTTCCCTTGCTTGACGCTCCATAGCTTTAGCCATAGCTTGCTCAGTCATCAATCCTTGACCATGAGCTTCACCACGAGAGCTACCAACCGAACCACGAACGCTTCCACCTTGCGATTGCATTTTCGCACCGCCAGTTTCAAATCCGGCTTGTTCTCTTCTGATTCGACGAGCTTCGTTTCTTTCTTTAAGACGATCTGTGGATGGATTGCGACGACGGCGTTCACGAGCTTCATCGCCCAAAGCTCTTTGCATCGGCGTATCTCTCATGCTTTCGGCGGCACTACGCATATCAGCATTGCCAGCAGCAGGTTTTGGATTTACCGACTGAATGGCTGGCTTTAGAGGATTGTTCTTTGCTTGAATACTGCGATGTATAGCGAACGAAGTATTCTTTGCTTGAGCATTCTTTATTGCTTGAGCTTGCTGCGAGCTATTGAATTTCTTATTGGACTCTTCAAATCCACTATCTTTAGCAACCTGAGCGGCACTTGGCATCAATGTAGACTTAGCTTCGTCTCGCTGAATCTCAATCATGTCGTTTTGAGCCTTGAAATTCAATCTGTCTCGAACAAACAAACCGTCGCCACTCAGGGCCTCAACGACCATTTCGCTCAGAGACTTTGCCATTGTTTGTTGAGCAATCGCCTGATCTCTCAACAATTGTGTTTCAATATTCTTGTCACTCGGATTGAGTCCAGCACCTGCGCCAGTTGCAGCACTGCCTACACCAGTTGTGGCAGAAGTCATGTCCTTCATGCCTACATTACCAGTTGTGGCAGTCATGTCCTTCATGGCAGCAGCAAACATCGCCATCTTCTGAATCGGCATCTTATCCAATGCAGAGAAGTCTATGTTAGAGTTTGAAATGGACTTCATGGCGATGTCCATAGCACCCAAGACCTCTTCGACCTTGTTAAGTGCCTGAACCATTCCGTCAAGTTGTTTCACAACTTCATCAATTTCAGAAGATGGTGGCAACAACTTCATTGGTTGAAGAATGCCGTTATTGATGGCATTCGCTATGCCCATAAAGGCATATCCAAACATTGAAGCCTTCCAGCTTGCCATCATCATCCAGAATGGATTGATCGAAAACTTATTCATTCTCTCTGATACATAAGCAATAATTTGTTCAGCGGCATCAAGTCCCTTTGACATATTGCTCATTTGGCTCATGCCAGCAGTGATCTCTTCTGCCGTAGGCAGATTGTTCATGATTGGATACAAGATTCCGTCACGCACGAATGATGTGATGGAATGGAACCATGCAGCAAACATATCTGTATTAGCAGCCAACATTTGAATGGGCGAACTCTTCAAGCAACTGCCAGCGTCTAACGGAATGAACAGGGCCGACAAGTTAGAAATTATGGTTGGCAACATAGTTATAACACGACTCATGGCAGACAGAATTTGAGCCGCCATCATGATGGTGCGAGGTTCTGGTAATACTTCTAAAATTGGAGATATAATTCCACTTACCATAAATTCAGCTACGCTTCTAAACCAATCGCCGAACAACTGAGTTTTTCCTTCTAGCTTTTCTTTCGCTGTGTCTTCCATCGACATGCCAGAGTCAATCAAAGGAATGAGTCCGTTTGCCATGCTGTTGATGACAACAGGAATCAAAGACACAATGCGACTCATAGCAGACAGAATTTGAGCCGCCATCATAATGGTGCGAGGTTCTGGCAACACTTCTAAAATTGGATTTACAATGCCGTCTCTCATAAAGATGGCAATACTCTTGAACCACAGGGCAAATTCACCCTTGTAGACCATAATCTTGTCAATTGGGAAGTCCGTGTCGAAAAAGCGTTCATCTGGGCTGCTCATGAGACTCATGGCACCGGACAGATTCTTAATCAAAGGCACAATGTTGGCGGCGATATTGGCCATAGCCGTGATCGTTTTCGCTGCACCAGAGATGTCAACTCCAGCCATTTCCTTGTTGACCGGATTTACAATTCCATCTCTCATGAATTCTGCAATAGCATGGAACCAAATGCTAAAGTCGTCTTTACTTTTCAGTATTTTAGCAATTGGCGAGTCTGAGAAGAAGCTAGAAGAATCTGTGCCAAGTGCAATTGCAGCAGCCAAATTCTTAATCATCGGGACAATGTTGGCGGCAATCTTAGCCATTGCATTGACAATATCTGCCGCAGCTAAAATTTGTGATGGGTCTTTGAATTTATCATTAACTGGGATGACAATCCCAGTGTTAACAAATTCTCCAATCGCAATAAACCATTTCTTGAACTGGTCCTTGTTTTTAATGATCTTCTCAATCGGGGCATCTTCCCAGAATGATTTTGCTTCCATCAATCCGATCACTGATGCCAGATTTTCTAGTGTTACTTTTGTTCCGCACAACAGTCTTGCTAAGGCTAGTACAATTGTTGAGGCATTCTTTAATTGTGCATCATCAGGAAATACGTTATTGATTGGATGAACAATGCCCGTCTTCACAAAATCAGCGATCTGTCCGAAGTAATCGGCGAATTTGGTTTTGTTTTCAATAATCTTGGTGATCGGCGACTTGGTGAAGAATCCATCGTCCATCAATCCGACCATGCTTGCCAAAGAACCGATGGCCTTGCTGGTCGAATCCAGAACAACAGCCAACATGGTCATTTTCTTGGCGGCTTCTTTCAGGCCAGTCGTATCCTTGATCTTTGTCATCGAAGCGACAATCGTATTCACGAAGTCACTAACGGAATCGAAGAATCCGTTGAACTGAGGAATGGCCGACTTAATTTTGTCAATAGGCGATGCGGTGAAGAATCCACCCTGGGTCAGCGGTGCAATCTTTTCGCTCATGATTGAAATTGACGGCATGGCCGCATTCAAAATCATTGCCATTGCATTAAGACTTTTGGCTGCATTCTTCAATTCTTTAGTGTCGCCCATGCTGCCACGAACCTTATCGACAATCGTTCTGATAAGGTCAACCATAGCTGGGAAGAACACTTCCATTTGGCCCTTGGCTTTTGTCATCTGCTTGATCGGAGAACTACTGAACCAGCCGCCCTGTGTCAAAGGCACGATCTTCTCAGACAAGGTGTTTAACACCTTGGAGACAAGTTCAATAATAGTTGATACATCCGTCAGGCTCTTAATCATTGACTTGGCAGAGCCAACATCTATTGCTTTTTTCATGTTGGCTGCAA